CGATCAACAGTATTTTCATTACATCGTCAGGAGCTCATGGCGGTAACTACATTGTTGCCGGTGTATAAACAGTGGGGAATTAATAGCGCTGGTAACAACGGAAGCGAGGGGGAAAGCGGTTGGTACGCATTTCCTGTGAATTTTAATTCTGCTTGTTTTGCCCTATTTTGCGGACTAAGAAACACCGATACTAATAATCCGACAAAATACGATTCGGAGGTACAGCCACGTAATTGGACCACATCCAAATTCAACGTATACAAACAAGATTATGGCGGTGATCCATGGTTTGGTAGTTTCATTTGGTTTGCTATTGGCCGATAGCCAGCCAGTTACAAGCTATAACCCTACTGCTACCCTCTGAGTTACGTGTAGACATGAAAAAATTACTGTTTGTAATGCTCGTTGCAGCAAAGGTATATTCATAGTTTATGGCTCTCTTACTCCCATATATTCCAATTACAGCGTTAGGATATTTAACAGGAAATGTTTGTGTCGATTCGGAATTGCCATATCCCCACTGTTGTTATGCTCCTATTGCAATGTAAGTCCCATTTAAAACGTAGTCTGGAGTTACACAAGATATTCCAGTCAATGTTGTATTGGAGCTATCGCCATACCAAGTACCTGTTCCTGGACCACGATTAAGCAACAATGCTGAACTAACAAAAAGATTGAATACCAGTGGGAAAATGGCTTTATTGTTTGAGATTATTCCCCACTGTGGCTATGCCTTTCCGATAGCTAGCCATCTATTGCTACCAGCACCAGTATCACTAACTGTGAATCCATTTTTGGTAAGATTAGTTATATAAAATCTGCCCCAATAAGAATTAGATGTACTTGCAGTATTTTGAGGGATTGAAAGGACATTATAAACAATGTCAAAAGATATCGGGAAATTAACTGCATATCCGCTATATCCCCACTGTTTCCCCCCAATGTTTAAATAAATATTCCAAACCAAACGGCTCCGTCTAATTCGACAGGAGGTTTTGACCAAATGAAGCGTATTTTGCTTCCATTGGATGCGTTAATGTTCCAAACTGTTTGAGTGGTTCCCGGCCAAGTAGTAGATGCTGCCAGCAGTGTATCTATTGATTCAGCAATAAAACATTTAGAAAAAGATACTGGCGTAGTTACGTCAGTATAGATGGCTCCAACAGCGGCCGTATAATATCCCCACTGTTCAACACCCAATGGCTATCCATTGGGCATCCTCTGATGAATCATTATTATTTCTAACATCAAGAGTAAAACCTGACAATGAATTGCTTTCTACAGCTTTAGAATCCATGAATACTTTACCTTGGTGATTTGTTACCAACCTCCTGAATTGAGAAAACGGAATAGGAAATATAACCCAACCATGCAGATTAGCTCCCCACTGTTTATATACCAATTGCCAACCATTGTACTGGACCTAATTGAGCAATATCAGGCCTATTGCTTTGATAATTCATTGTGGTGATGGTAGTTGTCGTTATATGGCAAGATGCATTACACCAAGAACTGTCAGAGGAAACAACAGCAGTAAAAGCAACCTCAAAAGATATAGGTAAACTCACTGTTTGAGCTCCACCGCCGACATTTTCTCCCCACTGTTCAAAAGCCAATAGCTATGTATTTCAACGTTGGACGATCCAGATGCGACAAGCGAAAAGCTACCTGGCTTTCCGATGTAAAATCCCAAAGTATATTATTCACGTAATTCTCTTTGCCAAAGGTTGCATCAGCAGCACCCATTACTCCTGTAGCTACCGCAGTATAATCAGTTGTTGTAAATGATATAGGAAATATGCATACTGCTACATATCCCGACAAACTTGCAGAACTTCCCCACTGTTCAATAGCCAAGTGAAATTGCAGTAGTGGTGGGCCTGATGTATGAAATGGGGCTATTATATCCCGCCGTAAAACTCCATCCAGTAAGGGTGTAATCGAAAGTAAAACCACAAAACTCTCTTGCCGGAAAGCCAGGGGCGCCAACAACTACTGCCGTATAAACACCATTGAATTTTAAAGCCCAAGCGCCTGAGCCACCAGTTGAATATCCCCACTGTTTATTAGACGCCTATAGCAATCCAACTAACAAATCTTGAAGATCCATCAGAATAAACATAAACCTGTGTGTTGCTATAGGCGCTTGCATTATCATAATATCCACTACCAGCCCCGCCGCCACCAAAACAACAAAGTGCCTCTGTAAAGGGTATTGGAAACGAATAAATACCATTTGTACGATTCATTCCCCACTGTTCAATGGCCGCCAACGAAATACCAGCCAGAAGTTCCATGAAGGTATAAATTAACACTGGCAGTGCCTAAATATTCTGCTCCAGTTGCCGTAGCTGACGTGCTTGTAGTTTTTGGTACGGCAACAATGAATAGTGCCGCAGTTGGAAACGGAATTGGAAATGTTGCTGTACGTGATGAACAATATCCCCACTGTAGCTAACAGCCTATACCAACACATGAAACATAACTGCTCCCTATAAAGTTTGCTCCATATCCGCAAATGAATTTTTGCATATCTATTCCAACTAACCAAGGCACTGCTTCCTCTTTAGGTTCATAATATGTCTTGGTTGCCATCGTTATATAATGGGATGTAAAAGGAATTGACCAGTAACGATAATCTGTTGGATTTTGTGACTCAACATAATATCCCCACTGTTTATACACCGGCAACAATGTAGTTACCGCCATGAGCTCCTGACGATGTAATGAAAATACTGTTGATCGTAGATTTCTCGTTATTGAACGAGAAATAACCATCAGAGCTGTTGGTAGAAGAAGTTATGTCAGTAACTACACAAATAAATATTTTTTCGTTAAAGCTTAGCGGTAAATTGTTTATTCCGCTTCCACACGTTCCCCACTGTAAAAAAAGAAAGGATGATAAAAATGGAAAAAGAATTTAAATATTACATTGTACTTGATAAAGATGGAAAACGCGTATCTCCCGGATACCGTGAAGATGGTGATGTACCAGAAGATGTAAAAGAAAACGGGTTCTTAGTTACAAAATCTGAATTTGCAATGCTATTAAATGGTTATTATAGAGATCCAGAGACAGGAGAATATAAAGAAATACCGCCATATGAGCCAGGGCTTGATGAATTAAAAGCTTCTAAGTTATTGGAAGTTGATGCTTGGACCGAAAGTAAAATTACAGGAGGTTTTACATCTGAATGTAGTGGAGAGATGGTGAGATACGATAGCGATAAGGATACGCAGCTTACGGTTTCTAGTGATCTTAATACAATCAATTCAGCTCTTGATAAATTTTCGGAATATTATCCAAATGGTTATCCTATGAGAGGTTATCCTGATAGTGGAACCGAAAAAACAATTCACTACCTAACTGTTAAACAACTCATTCAATGGAATGTAGATTTGGGATTACATAGAGGGGCCTGTAAGCAGGCTGGCTGGGAGAAACAAGCTTTGGTTGATGCTGCTGATAGCAAAGAAGCTTTAGATGCCATAATTTTAGAAAAATAATTGTGAAAGGATGAAAAAGCGCATAGATACTGCACTTTTATAATAAAAATTGATGAAAAAATATCATACCGAATTCAAACCGCCTGTAGAGTTGAGAAATCAAGGGATACAGGCTTTTTTGTTGCGTAAATTCGTGCCGGGTTAATACCACTCAAGGCTGTCAAATGAGGTCTATAGCCTTTTTTAGCTCATGGAGGGATTTATGGGTATAAACCCTCTTAGTAACTCCTTGACTGGCATGGCCTAAAATACGTTTGATTGCAGTTTCGTTAGCGCCAGCATTATCTAGCATGGTAGCGCAGGTGTGGCGGCATTCGTGTGGCGTATGCTTGCAGCGGCTGGCTGTCATTACAGCATCAAAGCGTGTTCGGTATTGATGATATGTAAGCTGATTGCCGTAATCGTCTGTAATGAGATATTTACCTGGTTGAGATAGCCAAAATTCAAAAAACGACAATGTTTTTTTTGATATAGGCACAGCACGGTTGCGACCGGCAGCAGTTTTTGACTCTCGAACGATAAAATATCGCTGTCGCAGCTTGACGTCTGTTTTGACGACAGATAGCATTTCGGACGTACGAACACCAGCGTATATCATCATGAGCACCGTCATAGCCCATTTATCACCGAGTTTTTTTACTCTGTTTATCTGTCGAGTGTTAAAAGGTGTTTTAGGGTATTTGACTTTATGCTGGTCTATATCAATGTACTGACTGATATCGGCGGTAGGTGAGATGATCTCATACTTAACTGCGTAGGTGTAGCAATGGTGCAGTATTTGCCGGACTTTCTTTTGCATTGCGTATAATGCGCCAGATTCTCTTGTATCACGAATTACAGCTTGTAAGTCACCAATTTTAAGTTCAGCAAACTTCTTGTTGTAAAGCCGATTGCAATGCTTGTAAGCAGATAAATAATTGACCTGCGTAGTTTTGGCTAACTTGGGAAATCGTTCTGCCCGCATCAACTCAAAGACTTCGGAAAAGGTGATCAGCGTCGGTGCGAATAAAGATGGGTTTTTATGATATTCGGCGAGTAAGGCCAAACCTTCAATTTCGGTAGCAGTGTCACCGATTGATTTTTGGCGACCGTTGATTGTGACTTTTACAGACCATGGACGGCGGCGGTTACCGTCAGTTCTTAATACCACACTACCAAAGCCGTTAGGTAATTTCATGCGTTTTCTTTTTTTAGTATTCAAAATATCACTCTCCTTATGGAGATTATAGCAGGAGGTAAAATGCAGGAGTTTATAAACAGCTATTGGCAGCCGGCTTTATATACGCTGTTGGTTTTTATCGTTGCCAGATTAAGTAATAAGCTTTGGGTAGCAGTGGCGACAATGGTGATAAAACAAAACTTGTACGAAAAGGCTCTTTTGGCCATATTGTACGATCGCTTGTTTCAACTTTGCCAGAATTACATCGCTGCCAAAAGAATTAGTACCGAGGAGTTAAAAAATCTGGAACATCTATACGAAAATTACCATCGTTTGGGTGGCAACGGTACCGGGACAGAATTGTACAATCGTTGTCGTGAGCTGCCGTTAAAGGAGTGAAATTATGCTTGAAAAAATCAAAAAACTGATACAGTCAGGGCTTGATAAATTACCAAAGCTAAAAAGGACAGGCGGTAATTTATGGCTGACATATGCGGCGATAGGGTTATTGCTGGGGACTATTTTAATGTATATCGGGACTTGGGTATATTTTACTTTTTGGCTTTACAAGGCCGGCTTGGCAGAGTTAAGGGAGATTATTGTGATATTAGTTGGTGCACCGTTTATAACAGCACTCAGTTTGTTGCGTAAGGGTACTGTGGATAAGGACGGTAACGGCATTGCCGACGAGGATGAAAATGAACAGGAGGCAGAGAATAATGGTGACAAAAAGAATCACTTTAGATGAGCTGCGGCAGTTAGCAGCAAGGGCTAGAGGTAATATTGATAAGATCTATCTACACTGGTCAGCTGGTAATTATCACCAGTTTTTTAGTGACTATCACCTAAACATTGACAGCGACGGCGCCATTATGGCGACCACAGATTATTTAACTGAACATAAGGACCATACATGGCGGCGCAATTCTAGAGCTATTGGGATTGCTTTAGCGTGCTGTGTAGATGCTGTAGCTTATGCTGATGGTTGTGTCGATTTTGGAAATGTACCACCGACAGAGTTGCAGATAGATAGCATGGCAAAAGTTGTAGCTGTACTGTGTGAAGAGCTTGGATTGGACATTAATGCCGATACCGTAATGACACATGCAGAAGCGGCAGACTTAGATGATTATGGACCAGCGACAACCTTTGAACGCTGGGATCTGTGGAAATTACCAGATATACCAGGCGACGGCATACTAAAGCCAGGCGGTGATGTTATTCGTGGCAAGGCTATCTGGTGGCAGCAAAACTGGTAAAAGTAGTTGTTGTAGAAAATGCAATACCTTTAATTTGAAGGTAGTTTTAAAGGTATATAGGCAATAGGTTTATTGAATAAAGGTTTAAATAGAAATGCGCTATTTTGAGTATTTTATTCGATAAAATATTCGCGCAAAACGTGCAAAAATATTCGATTGAAAGGAGGCGAATGGTAATGAGAAAAGTAATGACTTTTTTGAAAGAGGCGGCAATTGTAGTAAAAGAGCAGCCGGGGGTATGCTTTGCGATCCTGGTGCTGGGCTTTGCTTTGGGAGCTATGCATAGCTGGTTTGGACTGTAAATGCTCGTTTGAAATTCGCGCGAAACGAAGTGCTTTTACTTGACTGGCAAAAATAAAATGCCAGTCAAGTCATTGTTAAATGGCTTAACCATGCGGTTTATCTAACTTGCTGGTAATTTGCTGCTTATCGTGCGAATTCAATGATATCAGGTGTTATGTTTTTAGTTAGGGAAAGATAGAATTTTACTTTTTGTTTGTTCATAAAATGATACTTATATGCTATAATACAAGGATAAAAGGGGAGGAATAAAAATGGAAAAGGATGAGAATTGTGGTCGGTTTTCTATAACTGTTGATTATGATAAGAAATCACCAAATCCAGAAAATATATTTATTGGCATAGCAAAATTAATCGAATCATTTAAAGCCATGGATTCCGAACTCATAACTTGTGTTGATACTAATATTGAAACAGAAATGCTTTTAGAAGATGTTGAAAAAGGATCTGTAAAAGTTTGGCTGTCAAATAGATTGAAAAGTATTTCTGACGATGATATTGCAGACTTAAATTATAAAAGAGTAATTGGCGGTTTTCTTGTAGACGCAAAATATTATGTTTTAAGAAAATGTTCTGATATTGATGAAATAAAAGATGTTGAAGTTGTAGAAGAAATTGAGACAGGTATAAAAGAAATTGCCCAAAAAACTGGTTTAAATCAGTTAGGTTGTTATACATCTCCTCCTAGAGAAAGATTATTAAGAGGCCTTAACAAAGTGGGAGAAGCTTTTGAAGCACTTGAGGGTAATAATAGTGTTTCTATGTCTAATTCACAAGGTCAGATATTGACACTAAATAAAAATTTTAGATTGCCATTGCAATCCCTAGACGAACTTTGTGAAGGGGAAAATATTGATAATACAACAACTGTTATTTTAAAGGTTAGAAAACCAGATTTTTTAGGCGAAACTTCTTGGATATTTAAGCATGGGCACGAAGAAATAAAGGCTAAAATAACGGATGAAAATTGGTTAAATAGATATTTGAAGGGGCAAGAACCAATTGTACCTGGTGATTCACTTAAGGTAAGGTTAAATAGTGTTGCTACATATGATAAAAACCAAAATTTAACCAAAACAAAACATACTGTTATTGAGGTATTATCTGTAGTTCATGCTGAAAATACGCCGCAAACAGAACTCTTACAATAATTAAAATAACTAAAAGCACTTTGCGAAAGCAGAGTGCTTTTTTCTATGGAGGAATAACATGTATGAAAAAATCAAAGGTTGGATATCTAATAATCGCTTTCTTGTTGGTATGGGCGTTGGCGCAGTTCTTTTTCTTGCCTACCTGTTCAGCCGAGCCGGCATACGTGATAACGGAAAGCGAGCTGGTGACACTGGAACAAAACTCAACCAGGCAATTAGAAATCAGCAGGAAATTAGCGCTGGAATTACAGATAGCAAGGGAACAGCAGACGCTATCGGATCAAGCATCGAGCGAAGCAAAACTGCAAATAGATCAGCTGCAGAAGCAGTTGACAGATGTACTGAACTCGTCGAAAAAGCAGGAAGAATTGCAGCAGACAATCTTGAAATCCTTGCCACCATCCGCACCAGGGGTACTGCGGGAGATAGGAGCCAAGATTAATGTTGATCACTATGTTACAGGTATCAGCTATGGCGTGAGCCGCAGGATTGGTAGCAAGTATATAGGACTTCGAGGCGAATATGATTGGCAGGACAAACAAGCCGATGTTTGGGTGACATACACATATTGAGAGAATAAAAGCCTACCAGTTACGGTAGGCTTTTTTATATTGAAAAAACGCAATTGCACCCGCGTTGCACCCAAAGACACACGGTTTTATTGCACCCGAAAAATAGAAAAGACGCAGAATCAAGTCTGCGTCTGAGGTTACATTGGAGCGGGAGACGAGATTCGAACTCGCGACACGCGGCTTGGGAAGCCGCTGCTCTACCACTGAGCTACACCCGCATGATTACTAAAATATTATAGCACAACCCCAGAACCATTGCAACTGTGAAGGTTCTGGGGTTGTTTTAATAAAGCTGATTATTGACATAGTTATATTAAAAGCAACTTTGTCATCATTTATCAAAGTCATAGCTGACATCTTTAATAGTTTTGGAAACGGTGACCCTGTTTAAACCTGATAATAAAGCAATCTGTTCGTGTGTCAGATAAAAATTGCCTAAGTTGTGGTGCGCCAGTTTTAACGAATATTCAATACGTTCTTTACTGGTATCAAAAACGAGATTGGTCAAATGATTGATGATACGGTAAAAACGGGAAGATAAATGATGGATAATGATTATGTTGAGAGACAAATGTTTTTGGATTAAAGTATCAAAAATAGTTTTTGAAACCAGACAGCCTGAAACATCTGTCAATGGCAGGATTAAAATATGATCTTGAGGAGATTCTGCGTTAAAGTTTAAAATTCCTAACAAATCGCCGGGCCTTAAAATATCAACACCAATTTGTTTACCTTGATTATTTTGACGAATTGTCATGAAACTGCCTGATTCGATGATAAGAATCTGTTTATTATTAAAATAAAAGAGTTGTTCTTCTTTGGCATTTAAATTAAACCATATTCTGTTTTTGAATATTTCCTCTCTGACTTCGGTAGAAAGCTTTGTACAAAACTTATTGGTACAATTTTGACAGGTAGATTGGAATTTTTTCAT